TAATAGCCTCATGACCTCGGTAGTTAGTCTGTGTGTAACCTACTGCTATATCATTCGATACGTTGCTCAGTTTCAGCGTGTAGCTTGATAGGTTGATCGCTTGGGACTGTGAGACCCCAGAGAACTCTGACACTAGGCCGTTGGAAATATATGTTGTGCTATCTACCGTTAGGTCTGTTGCGTGATTTGTGTAATAGAGATTAGCTGGTAGTTTGCAGAGATACGCATACTCGAAGTTGTCAGAACCCAGAGCCGCTAGTGTTTGAGAGTCTAAAGTCTGCATTACAGTCGCTCCTCTGTGTCGATTTCCAGACGCACTGTGCCGTCTTGTCCGTACGTAATTACCTGTACGTTGTTTTTAAGTGATACGCGCATATAGGTCTCGTTACTTACAGCAGTACCGCCAGCTACTAACTGGTCCGGATAGGTGTTAACGCCGTCCGATGACACCATGTACATTTTGGAGTGGTTGCTGTAATTGATATATTCCCCAGCTACTCCGTGAGTGTCGCCGAATGCCGGAATCTTTATGTAGAATATGTCATTAGGAGTCCTCTCCATAAGGAAGGCGTGGATCTCGTTGAAGGCTCCTCGGTTCATAGGAGGGAAGACTAAGGTGGCTTCGAATCTCTGACCGCCGATACTACGGGTAAGGACCTTGCCTGAGAGAGACTCCGAGCGCAAAGTATTTACCTTGGATCGAATGTTGTACGAAATCGGCGCTGGGCTGATAGGTAGAAGTGGTGAGGGCATTTGAGCCTCCTATAGTGAATTAGGGTCGAGGGACCCGTAGGCCCCTCTTTGGTTTTAAAAAGGACTGTTCATCGCGGATTCATTGTAGAAATCGCGCATCATTGACTCGAACTTGCCTCTGTGTGTCATCAACATTTGCTCTACGTTATCAGCGTCACCGCCTGTCACGTTAAAGTTCATTGTTGGATTGTTGGTTGTGGTGTTACCGCCTTGATTTTGATTAGCTAAAAAGTCCGTCATGTCCCTGTTTAGACGGCTATCAACTACACGCTCTCCCTTGTCAAGCAGATAGGTACCCTCGCGAGGGACACTATCAATACCGTCGTGGAACTGACCTAGTAGAGCCTGACCACTGGATAACGTATGGGCCGCAGTCATTCCAGCCATAGCACCCACTGAGTTAGTTCCTGCTGTGGCTAGGGACATCATCGCGGCGGCTGGAGCTAACGCTGTAGCCATTGTTACACCGGCCGCTACTGTCGTAGCTGTTGAGGTCCCAATGCCAAGCACGTCCATAGCGAACATCAAGGCCTTCTGCTTTAGGTACTCCACGCCCATCTGAACAAACGCCCCTACAACAGAAGTAAGTATAGAAGAACCTATAGACTTAAAGCCCTCAGTTATCGACGTGGTACCAGTAAGTATGTCAGTAAATACACTACTTGCTTTTGCGGCCATATTATCGAACATAGTAGTTATGGTCGATTCCGTTAGCGCAATTGACTCCATGAACGTCTCTAAATCTGTCTTACGCTCATCTTCACCTGTACTACCGTCAGTACCACTAGCAGTACCAGAACCATCTGGAGATATAGAGGGAGAGGTTATAGGCGCAGACTGCCCAAGAGTATCCTGTAAAACATTAAAGGCTTCGGTGTACTGTTTCGCGGTTATCGTGCTTGCCTGCATCTCTGCATTCAACACCTCAATGCCGTTGGCTAGATGCTCGTTTCTGGATATAAAAACATCTGTATTTTGTGCGGCCTCTCTAAACGCTACTTTACCTTCCGAGAGTTCTGTCCTTATATCCTGTAGGCCCTGTATATAACTACCGAAACCCCTAGAACCAAAGTCTGCATAGGCATCCCGTAGAACCTTAACAGCGTCCTTATGCTCTTTGGCTGTTATGGTGCCATCTTCTAACAGTTTGTCTACATTCGCCATTTCCTTATTGAATGTAACAAGTTTCTGACTACCGAAGCTAATGTCGATTTTAGTAAATTTAGCAATCGAGTTTGCTAAGTTAGATATACCATCGAAGAGCTTTTCTAACATTATCTGAAAAAAGGCCACTATACCGTTAATGATCTTACCTACAGCCAGACCGACACCACTGAACACAAGAATCATGTTAGTGCTTAGGTTATCCCATCCAGCCGACATATTGCCTACCGAGTTACTAAAAAGAACCCCTATATTATGTGTGAACCGCTTCCAGTGAAATGACACATACTCTAGATTTTTATAGATAAGAACACCTAGAGCCGTGAAGCCGACGAGGAGTAAGCCTATAGGGTTCATTAACATAGCGGCCGCTAGGCCCTTCATGGCTATAGTTAAGGAAACTATACCTCCCAGAATCACACCACCAGCCAATGTTACGAGACCTACTGCTATCTCGTCCGCATATTGAGCCATAGACTTTAACGCCGGCTCTGCATTCTTCATAAACTTAGTGGCTGATTGGGTTACAGATCGAAAGAGAGTTACCAGTCCGTTTTCTGCGAGTATCAATTGCATCTCGTCAAGCTGTGACGTAAACAATTTCATGTCACCGTTTAAGGAACCAAGCTGAATTTGAGACATACGCTCGGCCGCACCGGTGGCTCCGTCGAGTTTTATCTTTAAGTCTTCTGCACCCTTCAAGCCTTCATTCATAAATTGCATCATGGCCGAACCTGCCCGATCTCCGAAGATAGCAAGCATGTCCTCTTCGGTTCCACCAGCGGCCTTGAGGTCTGTGAGTACAGCCGTTAGACCACGAATCTTACCGTCAGCATCTCTAGAATTAACGCCCAATCTCTTCAGGGTTTTCTGCTGTATATTCAGGTTCACATTAGTTTCCATCAGCGACTCGTCAAGGTTTTTAGAGCCTTTACTTAATGCTGAAAATGTACGACGTAAAGCCGTACCGGCCATAGATCCCTTAATACCAGCATTAGCCATTGAACCTATAAGCGCGGCTGTCTCTTCTATAGACATGCCCATAGCACGGGCCGAGGGCGAGGCGTAGGACATTGCGGTGGCTAGGTCTGTTAAGTTCGTATTAGACTTAGCTGTTGTTACTGCTAGAACGTCAGACGCTCTAGATAGCTCGTCAGATGTCATGCCCATACCCTTCATGATGTTGGTCATAAAGTCGGCTGTCTGCTGTACGCTTGTTTTAGTTGCGGCGGCTAGGTCCAAGGTAGGACGGAGCGCGTCGTTTATTTCTCTTATATTAAAACCGGCTTGGGCTAAGAATGTGCCAGCCTGAGCGGTCTCTGTTGCTGTAAATTTAGTGGCTTTCGCGGCGGTACGCATAGACTTAGATAGCTTGTCTATTTCAGCGGCGGTCGCTCCGGTCTTTGCTCTAACGTCTTGTAGTGCTTCGGTGAAGTTTCCGTAGGTCTTAGCGGACTGTATGAATACAGCTCCGGCGGCGACACCTACTGCGGCGAATGCGGCTGTCGCTTTCTTCGCGCTTTTCATCATCCCACCGAAAGACTTCTTACTAGACTTAGATGCTTTCTGTAGCTCGCGTCTAAAACTCGCGCTGTTTGCGACTAAATCAATAGATAATCTGCTGATAGTTGCCATTGTTATTATCCCTTAGTTGCTCGGCTCCGCTGTAATTTGCGGGTCCTTTTGTTTTGTGTTTTTGCGGCCTTTTCAACGCCCTTTTTTAAATGGTGCCTAAATCTCATGATTACAACCTTTTCCTTTCCTTGTATGGCTGGACGCATGAACGGCTGGGCATTTGTGCCTTTTGTTCCATACTCCAGATTTAAGGCTTGGTGTCCTGTGAGTCCGTGTTTTTTACTCCTACGACCTACCGAAACCGACGTTACCATTGCGGCCTTACGTCCTCGTTTGGCCAGTTGTTTGAGGTTCGTACTGCTAGTCATTCGGGCTGTGTCATATAGACCGCCTGTTTTATAGCTGGTCTTAAGATTAGCCTGTACTCTAGTCAGAACTGGGGCCATTGCGGCCTTACTGGCTTTCTTCATTGTCTTCTTTTTTAGATCAAGGTCTAACGCACGAAGGGCCTCGTCTAGCTCCTTGAGGCCGCCCACATGAACCTGCATTAATCCCCTTTTATAATTTGACTTACGTAAAGACTCCCCTCCCATTGCTGAAAAGTTAAACTTAGCCATTGGATTTCTCCGCGAGTGATTTGAATAGAGACATCTGGGCCTCTTGTTTTTTCTTTCTGTCTATAAATGACATAGACTTTGACTGCTGATATATAGGTATAAAGTCGGTAGGTTGTAGGACCTTCTTACTACCGGCACAATTTGCGACTGTCGCCGCGACGAGACCAGCCCTATAGTCTTCCCGTGCTGGACCGAAGGGTTCTATAGAGAAGTAGGCCATCCACTCAGCTAATTCTTGAGACGACAACCTGTTCTCTAGTTCCCTAACGGTACAGCCGAGATGACCAGCTAGGCGGAATTTAAACCTCCGCGTAGGATCTCGTTTTAGTTTTTTTCAAGTTCCTGTACGTCTTCGTCTGACATTCCAGACATAGAACGTGCGATATCAAATAAACGGTTTACTACCTGAGCGTTCTTCTTGCCCAGTTCGATAGCATCGCTGTCCTTGAATACTCTCTCGCCTTCCGCATCGCAGATAGTCAGGACGACTAGACGTGCACGTAGGTTATCGAGGTTAGCAGAAGCTCCGATAGATGCTTCAAAGTGGTCACGCTCTCGCGCAGTTAACCCACGGACACATAGATCTCCGCCCCACTCAGGAACGGCTACGGTTTTAATGTCTAGATCTACAGCTTTAAAAATTGATTTACGGTCTAACATGATAAGTCTCCAAAATTGTTAAAATCAAATAGAGGCCCCACCCGAAGGCAGGACCAATATATTATAAAGTTACTGTACTATTTAAGCAGTAGCAAGTGCGAATGCTACAGCTCCGTCAATAGCGATCTCTACGTTAGCAGATACAACGTCTTCTACTGGAGTGTCGATAGAGAAAGAACTAACGTATCCAGTGAACTGAGCAACAGCATTTTCACCAGCAGAGATCCACTTAATAGCGAAAGTCTGTGGAGCACCGTCGTCGTACTTAGCTTTAAGTGCGGCGTGGCTAGTGTCACCAGCTACCCAGTTGATAGTCAGGCTCAAAGTACCGGAGTCCTTCTGTCCAACTAGCTTCTGCTTGTGGGTGTTTCCGTAGCTGTTATATTCGATGATGTTAGCAGTAAGCTCTAGAGTACCTACAGAAGATACCTCAGCGACCTTAGTACTTGCATCAATAGTCGCGTCGATAGCTGTAGTCATGTGTAACTCAGTAGCTAGGCCGTGGAATGGGGAAGCAATTGCAGTCATGATATTATTCCTAGTTTGTGTAAATATTTAAGATGATTATATTCCGATAGAGCTTCTGCTCTTCTTCATACGTATTTATGGTAGATTGGACATAGGTGCCAGTTACACTGGTAGATCCCATAGGTCCGCTCATTCCGTTTAAGTGGGTTACTACACTCTCGCTAACTTGTCTCATAGAGACATAGCTCGGGCTGTAGACTGTCAAAGTGACATTATGGTTGATTACCGATTCAAGACTCCCTGTCTGAACTTCAGCGAATCCCATACCAATGTCATAAACAATGGATGTACTCGTGGAGTCTTGAGGCAATCTAAGGGCATACATGCCAGTTCCAACTGCAGAGCTGATATCTGTGTTGCTAAGTAGTGAGGCGCGGAGATCTACATCAATCATGATCGTTCCTCGCATATCATTTGGATCTCACGATCTCTTAGCATTACGTTAGCTACTGCATTTATCTCGAGTGTAATACCTTTGACCACGATGTACGCATTCCGAGGCAGTGAAGCCAGTTCGGAATAGTATCGGAATCTTAAGTCGTACTCGGTTTTTGAAACTACAGCGTCTGACTCTTCATACTCACGCCTAGGTACAGTTGTTATGCTACAGGCATATACGCCTAATTCTGTGTAGCTTTGTTCAACTTCTCCGTATGAGTTTGTAGCAGTAGAGGGGCTGTGGATTGTTGCTTTGTTTCTTAGCTTGCCTGATCTCATAACTACCTCAACTTGTAAGGGTGTAGTAGATCCTTAGCCGCTAGGATTGGCTTAAGAGACTTAATGTTCGTACCTACGATCTCGTTCTCTCGGTTCTCGAATAGACTAGCCGCAATCAATAAGATAGCGGACTTAATCGGAGCCGGAGTGTCTGCCGAAGAAGTGCCGACAACATAGGTTACCGTTACAGCCTCGGGATCTGCGGATGATACGTCGGTAGGCCACTCAGACCCAATGGCCGGATATAGATAACCAACACCATTGCGGTGTATTACCCTGTAATCCGTTAGGGTCTGTAAGGTGTAGCTACTATCATAATATTGGAACGAAGTTACTGAGGACACTGGGCCGCCTGATAGCTTCAATCTTGAGATAGTGGCTAGTGACTCAAAGTTAGCCACAACGGTCTGCGAACTATACTTCCGTCCTGTGTACTGCTCGGCGAATGCCGTAGCGGTGCCAATCATTATTTCGGCTTCTGAAAGTTCTGAAGCATCAGCGACAAACCGTAGGTGTTGCATTAACTCTGTCGTGCTAATTGGGTTAGACATGGTTTATCCTTTGGAAGGTATGGGACGGAGGAGTCTCCGCCCATAGGTTTATTTCTGTGAAAGTGGCATAGTGGTTACAGCTCGAAGGACTACTATGCATCCGGCTATCACTGAGCCTACTGTGGCCTGTATAGCAGGAGTTGGTAGGTAGCCTATGTAACCTTGTAGGAGGGAGAGTACAGCCAGCAATATGCTGAACTGTACCGTTTTGCTTTTTAGAGCTTGTAGTATAGGTTTCATTATACCTCCTGAGATGCTTCGTAAGTCGCTATAACTGCATCAGTATGCACAGCCGCACAGATAGCCTGTACCTCTGCTGATTCACCTGAGTAGTCCTGTCCTGCGACTACAGCGTGTCTGTGGTAGCCAGAGGATAGCTCTACGCCATCTTCCATTATCTTAGTGCAGGTTCTAATCTGTACTGTCTTGTATTCACCTACGATTTCTATCTTGTCTTCTGATATTACTTTTTCTAAACTCATTGTGTTGCTCCTGTCTGTGCCTACCGTCCGATAGGCGTATGGTTGTTATACGTTTGCTTTATAGGTTGCATGAAACATTAGGGTTCCACTAGTCGCGTAGGGGTCGGTAGAAGTTATTGTTGTTTTTGAAGAGCCCTTCACCAAATTAACGTAAGTATTCCCGCTTTCAACAAAACCACCCACAGAAGTAGTGCTTTCGTCAAAACTAAATAAATTACAGTACGCTAGTGTTACTGGACAATAGCCAGAAGCTCCAAAAGGCAATCCCGATATACGTATTGCCCCAGTCAGTCCTGTTACGTCTGCCGCACTTATATAGCAATCAACGCGGACTGTATTTCCTATCTTTGTATATGAACTGCCTGCTACGTTTAGAGAAGCTGTTCCGCTAGTACTTCCTATAATCGTAGGAGTCCAAGTACCCTCCTCATAGTCATCCAAGGTATTAGCCGCAGAATAAACCCCTACCGCTGTGCCTAGTGTTACACCTGCTGGGATAATGGCGTGGCCTGATCCGTCTATGCGCATGCGTTCTACGGTGCCAGTACCGAAACCTAAAACGCCTGATGCGGGTCTATAAATAAAAGCACTTTCAGAAGGCGCTGATTCATTACTCCTAAGTGCAAAATAGCTTGCTCTTGCA